GGGGTATTGGAAAATTAGCATCAATACTAAGTCCAGCCTATGGAATAATGAAGGGGCAAGGCCCATTTTCATCTTTAGCATCTGGCATAGCAAAGGCAGCAGGCCCATTAGCAGGACCAGTATCTCTATTGGCTAAAGACAAAAGAGAAGAGGCAAAAAAAAGAAGCATGGCTATGTCTGGTGCTAATAAGATGCCTTCTGCAGGATCTAATAAAATGACACCTATGGAAAAAATGATGGCTGGTGGCCCAGTTAAAAGAAAGAGGTCAATAGATGGTTGTGCCATGAAAGGTAAAACAAGAGCTAAATAATGGATAAAATTTGCCCTATATGCAAGACAGCATTAAAGGATACAAAAGAAGATCAAGTTAAATGCATTACATGCCAAGCTGTTATATCAGAAGATATTCAGTGGGAAAGTAAGTATGGATATGAATGGGTAGAAGAGCATGCCAAGTCGTAATTATCGTGGTGAGTATGATAACTACCACAAAAAACCTGACCAAAAGAAAAGAAGAGCTAGTAGAAATACAGCTAGGTCTACTATGAAAACTGCTGGTAAGGTTAAAAAGGGTGATGGTAAAGATGTTGCTCACAGGAATGGTAATCCTAAAGATAATAAAAGAAAAAATCTTGTAGCAAAGCCT